TATAGTTCATATATCAACGCTCCTTGAATTTGATTTCTAATTCATAGCCGTAAGCATTTGCAATCTCTTCAAGTTCATTTAAAGAAAAGTTATTCCTTTTCATTTTATTGTAGATGTTGGCAGATGAGCAATTCAATTTTTTGGAAAGTTCCAGAGCGTTAGAATCTTTTTCTAAAAGAAATTTTTTTATTATTTTTGTACCATCCATATTAAATACCTCCTTGGTTTTATCTATGTTTGTAGTATATCAGTTATATTTTATAACTGTCAAGTTTTGATTTGTTTTTAAAAAGTTTTAAAATATCACTTGACAATATTATTTTATAGTGTTATTTTGTAATCAGAAAGTTATAAAACATAACTAAATAGAAAGGAAACCCGCAAGGGTTACGGTGAAAGATTATGAAATATTTTAACAATGTAAAAAGCTACAAGGAATTAAAGGAAACTTACAGGGCCTTACTTAAGAAGAACCACCCAGACAACGGCGGCGACCTTGAAACAATGCAAGAAATCAATCAGGAATATGATATTGCTTTCAGAATCTGGAAAGACAGAGCCATTAAGAATGAAGATATCACAGAAGAAGAAAAGCAGGAAACAGCACAGAGCACAAGAAGACAGTTTTACACAGCCAACGGATGGGAGGGCAGCCGCTACGATGCTAATCTTTCACTTAAGGAAATCGCTGTTATAGTCCGCAAGTATGTAAAAGAAAAATACCCTACTTGCAAATTCAGTGTAAGAACTTCATACGCTTCTATGTGTCGGGAGTTACACGTTGAGATTAAGGAATTTCCGGATAAAATGTATAAGACAGCAGACGACTTAAGAGCTGAAGGTCTTAGAGACATTGTTGATGGTCAGAAATGTTATAATTATAAAGATGATGTTAGTGCTATGATGAAGAAGCTTAGAGCTAATGGATATTTTGACCTTGATAGCTGGTATGACGAAGATGTATACAATGCATATGAAAAAGCTGTTGCAGATAGTAAATTCTACGCTATCAAAAGTGATTATTTTCTGAGTGTTATTGATGATGTTGATGCATTTGTCAGGTCATACAATTATGAAGACTGTGATGGTATGATAGATTACTTTAATGTAAATTTTTATTACTTCGGCTGCAAGTTCGATCATTGTATGCAGGTTGAAAAGGTTGCAAGGATAAAAGACACAGACAATAAGCCAGCCACAAAAGAAGCAGAAACAAAACAGATTGACACAAGCGGCGAAGCCTTCACAGTAGAAGAATCACAGCACACAAAAACCGGAGAAAAAATATATCTTGTTAAGTGGCTTGATACTCTTAGCCGTGACAATTATATAAAGCTTAACAACCAGATTAAGAAGTTAGGCGGCTACTATTCAAAATTTACGCATAGCTTTATCTTCAAAGAAGATCCAAGCGAAGCATTAAAGGAGGTAAAAATAGCATGATAGATATTTGTAATAAAAAAATTCCTTGTTGTGGGTGTCCGGATGCGGACACCTGCACAAAGAAAAAACAGCAGGATCTTTTCAAAGAATTCTTTAGTAAATATGGCTCATACTGTGAGGATGGAGCAGAAAGAACAATACATGTATACCAGTCACACCCAAAACAATTATATACTGAGGAAGACATCACGCATAATATGTCACGTGCTGATGCAGACATAGAAAGACTTGAATATATTATTGCTATGCTTAAGGCTTATAAAATAGAGCTGGTAGATAGATATAATTATATCGTCACATCTCCCACACGTGAAAAAATCAAGTTGCAGCGCATCAAGAAAACAAAGGTTGAATACCACATAATATTTTATACTGTTAACCTGGTTGATGGCCACGAAACAGAAAAAAAGCGTATTAAGTTTTCAGGAACTGACAGAGCCGCAGCTATCAAAGAATTTGAAAAACTGGCCAAAGAACACACTAACGCCATAACAGAAAAAGACATATCAAAAAATCCGTGGGAATAAGGTGCCTGTTGCGCCTTTTTTCTGCTGCCAGTTTAAAATATTTTTTCATCTGCTGCCACAATATCGTGACAACATTTTTCTGCTGCCAGTATCTCCCTATAATGCTTTTACTTTAATATACTGTTACCTGCTGCCAGATTAACAATATCTTTCCTGTAAGAGTACTAACAATTATATTCTCTGCTGCAAAACTGCCAGGCTTAAAAAATCTTTTTCAAAATGCCGTTCCCATTCTGATTTTATTTGGCTTTCAAGACTTTTAAAATAACAATTTTTATGTGCTGGTAACAAAATTCTTGTATTTAGTAACAATTTTCTTGTATTTACCACCATAATTAACAAAATCTTTGTATCAAAATACCTTCACAAAAAATCTCCTCGTATTCTGATTTTATGCGGTCTTTTAGCATTTTCCCACACATATTTTTATACATATCCACATTTTATCAACAAAAAGCCTCTCCCATTCTGATTTTATGCCCTTTACACGTATTTTAAGAGCACAAAAAAGGACAGGCACGAAGTCTGTCCTTCTTCCGGTTGGAGGGGTATCTATTGATTGTAGAAAAAGCCATAGGTAACTTACAGTTATATATTAGCATTTTACAGAGTGCTTTTGTGTGCTATTTGTCAAATATTTCTTAAATAATTCTTCTATCATCAACATACAATCCTCGGCCAGAAGGCTATTAAAAATTTCTGCATCATCTGATTCAGGTGTCTGGTTAATTCTGTAATCATATAACTTCAACATATTATCATCACAAAATATTTCCAGCATTGGCTTTCTGTACCCTGCTTTATGCCCTATCTCTATACAAAATCCATATTCATCCCAAATAATATCCGGATAATCATCGTTAAAATTGAAATGATACGGATATCCAGCCTCTTTTAACATTTTTTCAAGATAAAAAATCTGCTGATACTTTCTGTGTTCTTCACACAATCTCATATTATCCATATCAGCCCTCCTTGCTTTTCTTATGCTCTGCAACAATCTTCTGAACCCTTGCAAAGCTTAACAAAATATATAGACCGCTCCGCCAGTACTGAATTGCCGGAGTGCGTGTCAACATTTCTGATGCACATATATCAGCCCATTCCAATCTGTCTATATATTTTTTCTCTAATATTGCACGCTCTGTTGTATTTTCATCCAGATATGATATAACATCGTCAACCTTTGTATACCTCTTTGCACATTCTTTCTTTGCCTCGTGTATCCTTGTTCTTATCTCATCGAGCTGGAGAGGCAGAGAAGCTGCGCCAAGGTTCTCACCTGTTCCGTGTGGCATTCCATCGTTAACAGGGGCATTAAGAGGCATATCAAATTCCCTTATAATCTCTTTCTCTCGTGCTTCTAATGCGTGTTTCCTGTTTATATATCTTCCGTACTGCTTTAAAAAATCATCAAGGACTTTCGCTTCCTCTGTTAATCCTCTCGTCTTATTCATTTCTACTCCTTTTCTGATAAGTAATACAACTTACCACCTATATACTGTATTTGCTTAAGGCTTTTATCTTTGTCATCAAAATCTTTTATATATGTTCCTCTCTCTGCTAACTCGTTAATTAAAAGCTGTATGCTCTGGCATATCGTCAATGTTGGAACATCAGCAAATTGGTTTTCCTGGCTCTTTCTTAGCTTTTTCTTTTTTGCTCTCTTCAACTGTGTGCTCCTTTAACTGTTCATATTGTGCTTTCATATCTTCTAAAATTTTTATTCTTACTCTTTTCTCTGCTGTCTTTTCTGCTGCCTGTATCTTCTTTTCCTCTATGCGGCCAAATGTAGTAAAATGTGCCTGAGTAACAAATGCTGCTGCCTGAATAGATAAAGCCTCTATCCTGCTTCTCCTAAAAGCCTGATCATATGCTATGCAATACACATCTGCACATTCTCTTGTGAATTCTTCATCTATCATCTTATTTTTCCTTTATTTCTCTCATAATTGTTATATCGCTTGCAAGGGCATATCCGTACTCCCTGTTAGCTCCTGTGGACTTTTCCCAGCCTTTTAACATATATATGCTGTCACACATACTTAACATCATCATAGCCATATCCATATACTCCTCATACTCTGTATCTGCTGGCATCTGTGATAATACCTTTGCCGGATTAACAACACTAAAGCCCACACTCTTAAGCTCTTTCTCTGCCTTATCAAAATTTTTCATATAATCCTGTATTCCTGTTATAGGACCGCTTATGTATATTTTGCTCATTTTGTTCTCCTATCAAAAAATTTTTCATCATGCATCATTACGCCATCTTTGCTGTATACCTGTATTTTTCTCGCTTCTATGGGGCAATTAATAGATTTAGTGCTTCTGGCGGACAACCTGCCATTTTTCTTAATTGTATAGTCCCGCGTAAATTGCATTAAATCACTTAATTGTAACTTGCTGCCAGCTCTTCAATATTCAGGATTTCTAAAACATAATACTGTTTACCTGGTTCAGCTCCCCACTCTGTTTTTCCTTTTCCAATCCGTAGTCTGCATCTTGCTTTTATCGCTTTAGAATTCTTTGAATAGCCATTACGGAAAATAATCTCCTGAACACTGTCTTTTCTTATCTCCTCAGGTACTGCCTCGCCTTGCAATAACTCATATTCGCTTTTATGTGAAAAAATACTTGATGGATATATAGTTATTGCTCCGAACAGATTCTGGAGTCTTATTTCGTAATATTCTTTTATTTCCCTATATTCTTCTTTTTTCTCACCTGAAGCAATCATATCAAACCACTTCTTTTTGATTGGCAATGTTAGCATTATGAATCACCCCGCATTTCCTTTTCTAATTTATCTGCATCAATTAACCTGCTCATTCTTCTTTCCTCGTTTTTCAAATACTGACTGTACCTATTTCATCTACTGCAACAATTTTCCCTTCTTCAAATTGTTGCCTTAAGTCTTTCAACGCATCATTTTCACTTTTAAATTTGCAAGTGCAAATATGCTCTTTAGATAGGTTTACAAAAGAATATGTATTATCTATTTTGTTTTTAAGGATTGTTACATACACAATATCTGTTATTCTTGTTATCTTATATATTTTCATCAATGCCGCCTCTCTTTATTCTTTCCTCTCAATCTTCACTATCTCATCCAGATCCGATTCATTGCTCACCGTATTAAGATAAACTATCAGGTTACTATCCCTGTCAATCTCTAACACGGATCCGTCCTTTTTTGTTACAATCCACATATCTTATTTTTCACCATCCTTTATTATCTCAACCATCTCACCATCAATATACTTGTAATAATTCCCTGCTGGGCTTACCATCGTAGTATATATACAATCTGTCTTGCCCCTTCCATATATCTGTGATTCCCTGTAAACTATCTTTGTACTAATGTCATATGTGTAACCTTCTTCGATATATTTCATATTGTTTCTTCGTCTTGTCGCAGATATTCCGCAGGAATTAACACTACAAAGTAATAATAAAACAGCCGCTGCTATTGCTATTTTGCCTATTATGCTATATGCATTATCGTTCAATATCATTTCCTCCTGACTGACACAAAGGCCAATGCTCCTGTTTTGCACGCTCAAATGCCTTTCTTCTCATCTCTTTATCTATTCCTGCCATTAAATCCGTTGCACTATCAGCTTCGACAATATATTCAAGCTCATTTCCTACCTGATTACACATAGCTACTTTATAGCCATACTTCAACAATTCACGTAGTTCTTCATTACTGCCTTGCAAGCCTGTTCTTACAACTTTCTGCATATATCCTCCCCTGTTTTCTCAATAAAATTATTTAACATATCAGAATCATTTTCATCTTTGACAATATTACAGTAATCAATAGCTGCATTATACGTCTTATCCATAATCATCTTGGCATACTCTTCATCTGTATTTTCCTTTAAGTTTTTATAAAGTGCTATTGTTAATGTGTAATACTCTGCTAATATAGATATTACTTGTCCTTCTGCTTCTACTCTTCCCTTATCACACTTAATCATTTAACTGTCTCCTTTCATACTCCTCTGATTGTCTGCTTATCTCTTCCTGGTTCAACCACTCCTCATAAGAACAACCCTGCTCCTGTGCTATCTTCCAGCGCTCTCGTTTCCTAATTTCCTGTTCTTCAAGATGTTTTAAACTAAAAACCTCTTCATACAGATTATTAATTATATTGGTAAATATCTTAACAATTCTTTCACTCTCTGTAAGATCGTTCTGCAGTCCGGCTTTTTCTTCTCTTTTCTTATTCAGTTTATCAATGTACTTGTCACATTCCTTACTTGTAATATAATCAGCAGCATACCAGTCATTAATATCATCTTCGCTGTAACATTTTTCTCCCTTAACAGTTACATATATGTTATCAACCTTTGCGCGTTCTTTCTCAGCCTTAGGTTTATACTTATCCCTGACCTTTTCTATTTCTTTTGCAACTTTTTTAATCGCTTTGATTTCCTCTGTCATATATTACCTTTCTAAGCATATTCTTTAATCCCTTTATTTTCACAGAATCTATGCACAATCTCATTTACGATACATTGATACTCAACTCTTACCTCTGTATTCTTTGCAATATCATAAACCCGCACATGTGCATACTGCTGCATAAGTTCCTCATCCGTGCAAGTGTTAATATAACTTTCGTTATATCCGGTTGGCAGTTCCATCCAGGCATTAACATATAGATCATTATTAAGGCAGGGAACACCATCATATGTGTAAAATGTTGTTCCGTTTTCATCACATACACAATATCCAATCATAGGCGTGTTATAACCCTGAAAGGAAAGCAATACCGGTCTGCTGTCTCCTGGTAACAATTCATCTATTGAATTCCATATCATCATCTTCTTACCTCCGCATCATTAATATCCGTCTTTCTGGTTCCATCGTGATTATATTCATTATTCAACTTGCAAAAGCTGCACTTATCCTCTGACACGCAATACAACTTATCAAGTGCCCTGCACTCCTGCTGTTTAAGATTAATAAATATACAATTAATTTGTATCATTCTCTGTTCTCCTTCTTAATCTCTTCTGTGCTCTCCTGTATGCCCTGCAACGCTTCTGACAATACTCCAGCTCTGTAAGCTCCAAATCCTTATCCCTGCGGTATCTGTAAGCATTACAGCCTATACATTTATGTAAGTTGCCATACTCATCTATATCAGCTCCGAAGATATACCTGATTATACTTGTTATATACATTGCTATAAGCAATATGGCAAACACCACACTAAACATGACCAGCGAACCTATAAATGCTGCTACAACAATGGCTGCTGCCATCATAAGAATATCCATCACTTCTCACCTCTCTTTCGTTTTCTCGCTGCTATATTTATCTTTGCAACTGCAAGACCTGTCCTGGTTAACTCAGTATCATCAGTCCTTAGATTTCTTCTGTACATTTCAAGTGCCTCTGCATTATCAACCATAGCAAGATTGCTTATGTCGCAGTTATCCTTGTTTCCATCAAGGAATATAATCTTATGTCCTGGCAGTATTGGTCCGTTATGTTCCTCCCATACCTTCCTGTGTACGAACATAAAACGTTCATTCTGCGTACCTTCATCCTGCACTTTTACTTTCAGATATCCATCTGTTGTATGTGTGTATTCACCAACTTTCATTCTATTGGCTGGTGTATGTCCCTTCTTAAACATAGTCTGCTTGCATTTCTCATATATTTCAGGCGGCATATGTTTACCCTTGTTATGAGGAATATTCCCTTTAGGAAATGTTTGCTTATTGCCGCTGCGTATGTTGTGAGCCTTTTTATATCCGCTGCATTGGGAAGCAGTAAACTCTATCCCAAAATGCTCTGATACCATACCTGCAATCTCTCTTACACTCCGCCCTTTTGCTATACTTCTTATATACTCTTCCATTCCTGGTGGAAACTTGAACGAATATCCTTTAGGCACCCCGCCAGCAACACCACTTTTAATTTTATATCTTGATTTTGCTGCCTTAACCTGGCTTTCTGTAAATATAATGCCATACTTAACATCAAAACCCTGCCTGTTAAGCTGCTCCGTAACATCTGCAGTATTCTTTCCCTTAGCATTCTCCTTTAGCCAGTCCACAGCCTCCTGTGGCCATTTCTTACTACCCATCTGCTGCCTCCTAACGTGTTTCTAACATCTCAGGTACCTTTCTGTTGCTTTCGTAACCATATTCATCCATATGCTTCATAGCCTTAAGCTGTATATCAGCATTTTTGATAATCTGTTCACCTATCTTAGACATTGCTTCTGATCTCTTTATCTCAGTGTTAAGTTCCTCACCTGTTAGATCATCATCACCTAGCTTTTCCAATTGTGCAAATAAATGATTATTTAAGTCTGTTAATGTATTCTTCATAATTACCCTCCTAACACTTCAAATTCTTATCAGTACTGCGTATATGAAACTCAATCTTAGTTTCATTCTTCATCTGCTCTGCTATCTCCTGCCAGGTCATATATCCACCGGCAAGAGACTCTGAATAATCGCTGAATCTTTTCTTGAATGCCCTAAGCCTTTTCTCGCCAAAACCGAATTCATCTCTTAATGCATAACAGCTCATCAGTAGTATTGTATCAAACATAGTCTGCTTAGTTTCTTCTACAAATGCCTCAACCTGTTTTCTTGATACCTTTAATGGGATATTAGTTGCATTTCTAAATTTAAGTTCCTCTTCAAGTGCTCCCAGCCCTTTCTCTTTTGCAATACTAAACGCATAAGACATACCCTCACGTCTTGCCATCTCTTCTTTGTAAGTTCCCATAGCTTTTTCACCTCTGAATAAATTTTAAATATAATTTTTCATAAATACTTCCATCCACTTATCGTGTCCATACAGTTCTTCAAACTTTCTCTGTGCTATACATATAAGCTTCAAATCAATTTCTCTACATCTGTGAACTGCTTCTTTCCCTGTTCTGTGGTCCTCGCAACATAGCCATACCTTAAGACCATACTTTTCAGACTGTTTCCTGTTTGCTGTTCCGTGCATAATGTGATGTTCCTCAAGTCCTATACTTGGAAGTCTCCTAAAGTCCTCTTTTTCATTCATACGCAGGCGGCACAGATAACACTCCTTTGTACCTTGTAATATGCTTTCCATATACTCCTTTCCTCTTCCTGGTATCACCAGAAAAATAATAATTTTATCGTGATATTATATATACTTAAATGAATAAGTATCGTGTAGATAGTTCTGGAGTATCTTTCTACTCCCATTCTGATTTTATGCGGCTTTGCGCCTCTAGCAGAATTAATGTGTCGCCATATGCTGACACTCATATAACTCACGCTTAAGTTGTGCAATACATCCTGATACAAGTGTCAAGTTATGCACACGCATTTCAGTATTATGCACACTCGGCTGTGGACTATAAGCTATAATCGCCTGTCTTAGCCATTCCAATCTATCAATTTCTTTATTCAATCTTTCTTCTTCTGCCCGCATAATTTCTCCACTTTCTTGAATTCATATTCCATCCATTTACTGAATTCATTCTGTTCATCAGTCCAGCTTATAATGTGACCTCTGCTTACATTAAGATACTGCTGCCATAATTCAGCATTCTTAACAGGCTTTCCATTAGCTTTCTTCCAATCATTCTTCTCCCACTGCTGTGGCCAGAAATTACGACAGGAATTCAATACGTGTTCGCACTCTGTATTTATGGTTATTTCACAATTCTGTCTAAATCTCATAAGCGCGTGTATAATTGCTTCTAGCGTTGCTTGGTTCTCTGTTACATTCTCAAGAGTTTTCTTTCCATTTCTGATAAATTCTTTACCATTAATAACCGTCTTGATTACATACATATACATTGCACATTTTCTTATTGCTGGACCTCTGACTGACGTCTTTATGTATATATTTACTTTCTGCATCTTTTCTCCCTTTCCGGAACTTAGCCTCATAATACCTAAATCCTAGTTCTGATACTCCTGATACCTCTGAACCTGTAACAAGATAAAAGCCTTTGTTCTCATATTTTCTTATTGTGCTTTTTCTTGCCTTATCAGCGAATGTATTAGCATTAACTATCTTCTTGATCACAACCGGCTTTTTTAAATTGCGCGATGGATTCCATCTCCTGCCAACCTTTCCAGTTGCATCCTCTGTCTTTGCAGAATACTTGATAAAATATTCTGCTATTCGCGTATAATCGTTATCGCTATCAAGAGGCTTCACATCCACGTAACCTTTTCCCCAGCATTTTTTTAATATCTGGATATCACACATATCCATAATCATATGAATGTGATGGGCGCCCTTCTTACCAATCTCTTTGACATATATATATTTAATATTGGGTACTGCTTTGCGTAACTTCTTTAACAGGTTGCGTATATCTATATTCATATCATCAGGTGTCGGAGGTCTGCTGTCCCTGGCATATGTATATGTCACCAGCATACCTGTATCATCTCTCCAGTTAGTGTTCATCAATCCTGCTAACTTTCTTGTTGCAGCTCTTGTATTAATTGCTCTCTGGACTTCTGTTGTAGGCTTCTCCCTGTTCTCTCTTCTTTCACCCTTACAGTTATATCTAAGTGTGTGATATCTCCTTATCGTTACAACGCTACCTGCCACACATATCTCTTTTATATATGGCATATAAATTCTCTCCCTGGTTCTTAAGTTAATTATTTCAATCAAGTGTTTATGGGGCTTAAACCCCATTTAAAATCTCAATATTCTAATACTTGAATTGTCGTTTTTTATTTGATTTTTCTTGACTAAAATATCTATATGGAATATAATTTATATTAAAGTCAGTGATGACTTTCTCTCTGGTTTGAGCTGCTCTCTGGCAGCTCTTTTTTATTACTATTTTTATTCTTTTACTCTGTTTTTTCTTCTGTTACTTTATGTTCCCTACGTATATGAATACGTTCGTTGCCATCAAGAAACAGGTTGTAATTAACATCACTATATTTAATCGTTACCTTATCCAGCTTACCCTTCATAAGAGGTCTCACAGCAGACTGTAATATACTTCCTATCTCTTCATTGGTTGCAAGTTCTAAGCACCTGTCTTCTGCGTTGCGTACCCTTCTTTCAACATTCCACCAGGCAGATGCCCCCTGACACTTACATTTTTTTGTAGCTTCCTCTTCGAGATAAGCTTCCCATTCTTCCGGATTATTCTCGTAATCTTCTGCCACTACATCATCAATCTGTAACATAGTCTGCTGCTTACAGAAGCGGCAGTAACCTATATATTGTCCTTTGCTCATTTCTTAATCCTTTCTGTCTGTTCAAGCACCTTACGTGCATATTTTCCTGCTGCTTTAGTAAGAGCTTCTTTTCTCTTTTCTCTTTCTTCATCCGTCAGTACCGGAACCATAACATTCACAACGCATCCATCCGGATATACAGTTGTTTCTTTTAACATGTATTTATCCATATATGTCGCCTCGCTATTCTTTTGTTATATACTATTGGTTTTACGATTGTCCTTATTACCACCAGGTGCCGGCAAATATGTCATAACGAAACCAGGTACCGGATGCGTACATTATGCACATAACACCTTTACTATCTGGCCACACTTCCTTAATCTCTCCGTATGGCCACTCTTTAAATGTCCTTTTATGCCTTGCAAATAACTTACCCGCTACTTCCAGCGCTGTTGCTGGGTTCTTATACTTTTTCTTAATCATTAGCTTTCTCCTAACTGTAAATCCCATCTCCCGGATTAACTGTGTAATCTCTCTGCTTTACTCTTACCAGGGCGATATTGTAATCAGGGTCATAATCGAATATTATCCTTACAGGCTTATCAGTATGAATTCCTTTCGACTCAAGCTCCTGCTTCATATCTTCCCTTGTAAACAATTCAACTTCTATAACTTCCTTTTCTTTCAGGCACATCATATTTTTTTCATAATCAGTAAAATGTCTTAAAGAAGCTCTTAATGTCTTTGTATTACCTATATAAGGCTTTTTAAAATGTCTCATAGCTCTTACCTTCCTTTATGTGCTATAATCCTCCCATAGGAAGTTGCCGCTTCCTAATCTATATGAGAGGAGAGTATGTTATGAAGGAGTACGATATTAAGTCCTCATTAGCTACCTGCGGACGAAATGCCGTAGTAGTAGGTACTAAAAATGGTGAATTTTTCTGTGAGGACAATGATAATGGTACAAGCAACGAAGCCTGTCCTGAATTCAATACCTATGAATTCAGAAAAGATTTTCTGCCTAATGCCACGTTCCATCACCAGGAGCATTGACATAATCCTTTTCCCTGAGCCTTACTAAGGAAGTTTCATATTCAGGGTCATAATCTACTATTATCCTTACAGGACTACTTGCTACGATCTCATTCTGTTCAAGTAGTCCTTTTACTTCATCTACTGGTATGAGCATAGCTTCAAAAGCTCCCTGCTCTGCTACACCTTGTCTTATCTTCTCGTAATCTGTGTAATGCTTTAAGGCATCCACTAAGTCTTTTTCTTTGCTATTCATATTTATTGTTCTTTCTTTTTCTTCTTTCCTGCTATAATGAACTTACTGGGAACTGCCATTCCCTAGTATATTGAGAGGAGGATATTATTTATGGGTTACTTAACCAGAGGTTTTACAATCACTTGTCCAGATAATAATGATGTTGTTTCTGTATGTGTACACTTTGATACCAAAGAATTTGAATGCGAACCAAAGTGTAAGCTTCAGGATAAATGTCCTTACTATGAACAACTTTTATCTGAAATTAAAAACAGCTTTCCGGAATTTTAAACGATGTATCCGTTGAATAATCCCTGTTATTATCTGGACTGTCTATTGGTTTGTATTCCGTATTCTTAAATCTGACAGTTGCATATTCATAATCAGGGTCATAATCGATAATGATTTTTAGTGGCTTATTCTTGTTAACTTTCTGTCCCTGAAATAAGTCACTAATCTTATTTCTTATAAATTCCCTTTCACCTACCAGCCATTCATACGGTTCTTTACCTCTTCTGACTGTTGCCAAATCAAAGAAATGTTTAGCAGCTCTGATAGCTAATGACTCTTCTTTCTTATGCTTAATTACTTCTAAATGTCCTGGCTCTTTTTCCATTTCTTCTCCTTTCTCCGGTGTAGATATATGCACCGTTTTTCTTCTTGTAGCTCTTTTATAGCATTGTCAAAATTGGTATTATTAGAATGCCAAGAGCTATTAAGTAAATGCAGGCTACCACAAGCAACAATTTTACCAACCAATCAAGTTGAAGAGTAATTGCTGGAATTGCTAACACAGCCATTATCACTACTATTTCAAGAAGAATTACTGTTGTTATAACTATTACCGTCATTGTGTTTTACAATGGCGGTTTTTTACCACCTTCTCCTTTCCTGGTGTAAATATATGCACCAGCTTATTTATGCTGTCTTAATATTCTTTATACTTCCAAGACAAGTCATATATCCCTTGACCTGGTTCTGTTCATCTCTTGTAAGTGCTTTAAGAAGTTCTATGAATTCTATTGCTTCTCTTGTTTCTGTCTGTAATTTAACATCCTGTGTTTTTACTTCTGACATAGGCTTTTCCTCCTTTCTTTGTTGACATTCATCTTGTCTTTGACAATAGTATACTTGTCGCTGAAAAGTTTGTCAATATATTTTTACCATTTTTCTTGACTATGAAAAGTTCGTGTGCTATTTTATATGTACAGGAGGTGCAAAAATAAAATGAACGAACGTTTAAAGATGTTACGTAAATACTTAAATCTAAGTCAGAAATCTTTTGCTGAAAAATTGGGTATAACAGATAGTGGATTGTCTAATCTCGAAAGTGGAAAAAGAAATCTTACAGAACAGATGATTATATCTATATGTAGAGAATTTAATGTTAATCGTGCCTGGCTTGTTGAAGGTGTTGGTGATATGTTTACTAATCTTCCGGAAACGATACTTGATGAATTAGCATTACAATATGAATTAACAGACTTAGAAAAAGACCTGGTAGGCGACTTTTGCAAACT